AAGTCCTGCACTTGCTTCTAGTGTTGCATCCTTCTTCCAAGTGATATAGTCATTGTCTTGTAAGTCTGTAATAACCTTTGCTATTTGAGTATCTACCTTCTTATTATCTAAAAGTGTTACAACATCAAACTTAGCATTATCATCTATATTTGTTGTAACTGTTACTTTTAAGTCATTTCCTCTGATACCACTATATTTTGCTGTGGCTATAGTACAACTGGCTTTAACGCCTTTATTTAATTTATAAAAATATCCCAACCTTATATTTTTGAATAAATCTCTCAAACCTTTCAGCTTCTCATGAGTATAATCATATCCAAAATACTTCACTGAATACTTCTCAAAATCATCACTGGTTACTTGAAATACGTCTTCATCTATGCCCCAATCTAACTCTAAAGGTATTGCAACAATACCTCTATCCGATAATGAACTGGTTGCCCTCTTAGCTGAGATAAAATTTATATAGCTACCTGGTAATATTTTATTCTGTGTTACAAATGTTCCTCCACCTAACGCCAAATTAACTCACTCCTTTCATAAAGCTATTTATTATTTCCTCTACCTCTGAGAAGGAATATAACTCATTTTCTTTTAAAATTGCATTTAATAAGTCTTTTCTATTTACATACTTCTTAGAATTAACTATTTGCTCCTTAGTAAACTTGTAGTCATCTTCTTTGCTTAATGTTTTATTCAAAATTATCACCTCTCTTCAAACCACCGAATAACTCTACTGTATCCATCTTATTGATATCATATTTTTTATAGTAAAGTAGTTATAATCAACAAAGAAATGAAGTACATTATCTACAATTTCAAAGTTCATATTTGTACCTCTGACTAAATCTCCATCAATTTCTATATACTCTAATTCCTCCAGTAGCATCTCAGCTACCTCATCTATTTCAAATGATTTATCATTACTTTTTGGAAAATAATGTACATCAAAAGAATTCTTTTTTAATGTCCTGCCGCTTGGATATGGTGTCTTGCTTGGATTTAAAGGAACAATAAAAAAACAAGGTTCATTAATACCTTGCTCTACATCCTCACTATAAATTGTATATTTTTCTCCAAATGATTTATCTAACTTTACTGATATTCCATCTATAATATTATTAAGCATCAAATACTCCTTTAAGTAATATTAATAACTTTTTCTCTATAATCTTATCAACTTGGCTTTGTAGTTCCATCTCTGAAATTGTTAAGAAATGTTGTCCTTTAACCCAACCTTTTCCATCTTTAGTTCTATGGCCATATTCAACATATGCATTTTGTTATCCTAAAGGCTTTTTATCCTCTAGCTCTTATAGTTTCCTATAAGTTCGGCGTACATCATCAACAAAATAAACTTTATTTAGTTGCCCAGCACTCTTGGAGAGATTATATTTATTCACTCTCTACGCTCTACGGAAACCTATAGCCTATTCGCAATCTATAGGTTTTCCTCGGTATTGGCATATATAATTAATTAAATATTTTTCCATGTTCTTCTATGGACTATATTTGATATAGATGAATATGTTACAGGATATATTTCACTTAGTTGTTTTATTGTATATCCATCAGAATACTTTTTTCTAATTTCTTTTACATCCTCAATAGATAACTTAGCTCTGCTTTCTTCAATAATCTTAACTTTTTCTATAAGATTATTTCCTACTAATCCCTTAGAATATCTACTTCTTAAGCAAGAATATGAAATACCTGTTTTTTCAGAAAGCTCTATCAATGTAATTTCTTTTTCTTCATGCTTTACTAATATATTTGTTGACCTATTTCTACATTGTGTCTTTATATCCACCCATCTACAATTGCTTGATTCATAATTTCCTTCATTATTTATTCTATCAATTGTAAGTTTCTCTGAATATCCATTACTCAATGCCCAATTTGCAAAATTATCATAGCAAAACCATTCATCACACACAATTATATTCCTTTCACCATATCTATTGTATCTTTTATTATTTTTATCTGTACATCTAGATATTATACCCTTCCATATACTGTAAAGTCTTTTATTTTGAACCTTATATTTCTTTTTAAATTGGTATTTGTCTGTTAAATTTAATTTATCTTGTTCTTTTTTTAAACATCCACAAGATTGTACTAAGCCACTAGTTAAAGAGTCAGTTCTTATTTCTTTGAAATTTCCACAATCACACTTACATAACCAATATTTTCTATTTCTTTTACCACTTTTTATCTCTTTAGAAAATTTAATGACTCTTAGCCTTCCAAATTTTTTTCCTGTAATATCTAAAAATTTTGCCATAAAATCACCTCTTTTATACATTATAAATCAAGAGTTATTCTATGTCCATATTCTACCTACTTTATAATGTAACACTATTACACTTAGCGTTTACCGATTTTGCTGGGTTTTATATGCCCCATTGTGTTAAGGCATATTCAGTCGGATTAACAACCTCTATAATATAATTATTTCCTTGTTTATACACAGGAAGCGACCTAGCATAAGCCACTCCATTCCATCCTTGTCGTAAGAATCCTGTATCAACTGGTGTTCTTCTAATTACTTTCCCAAGTAATCGTGCTGCTAATTCTCTTGCTGCATCCTTGCAAAACTTATCTAAATCAATCTTTGTAAGCTCCTCCATCTTTTTACAAACTCTTTTAAACTCTCTAAAATCAACACTGCCCCATCTAGCCATTATGCTTTATCCTTAAATAACTCAAGTATTATTTCTTGATGATTTGGATATATAGCTGATTCTCCACTTCTTACATACTCTTTATCATTTATAATAAGTTTTGAACCTGCTTTAATTTCTATATCTGGAGATATAAAGAGTTTAATAGTTTGCTCTAGCTTAGCTACTTTCCCTTCTGTAGCAGAAACTATATTTTTATATGAAAGTTTACATGGTTGATTTTCTAATACAATCACTTCTTTATTGTTAGTTCGTTTTGTTACAGGGTCTTTAATTGGCTGATACTCAACTATAGTACATTTATCTCTATATAACATTTCTATTGCTTTTCTAGTTTTACTTACCATCTTAAGCACCTAAAGGTTAATATCTTATTCTTGCCATAAGTAGTAAGATAAGCTATTAAGCTATCAAAGCGTTGTTCTGGTGTTTGAGAACCACTTCCTATAGCAAAATCTACCTTTGTATCACCTTCTGATATAGACTTTTCTACAGCTTCAAAGTTAATGCTTTCTATATCTAATTGACCCATATTTTTCTTGGTAAATAAGAACTCTCCAACTATCATATCAACTTCAATTTCTTTCAATTCAATTGGCATAGTTTTTATATTACAATCTAGTTTAATAATATTTTCTATTTTTTCTCTTACAAAACCTATTAACCACTTATCTCCATCTTTTAATATATATCCAAGACTTTCAAGTCTTTTTTCTATTTCACCAATCAGATTATTTTCCATAATTTTCACCTACTTTTTAGTAAGTTTATTTTTCTCTTTAAGCTGCTTATTTTCTTCTTCTAAAGACTCAACTTTTGACCTTAAAATATTATTTTCAGCTATTAAATCTTTTACACTTAATGACTTGCCATACTTTACTGCCTTACCAGTTTCATCTATCAAATCATATCCCATCTCTAAGAAATCATCTATTTTACATTCTTCTATGGTTAGTATTCTATTTAGTTTTTTTACTTGTGGCACTATATATCACTCCTTTTTCTATGCTTCAACAACAAATTGTATTGCATCAGCTTTTTTATTTAATATAAATACATCCTCAAAACTTTCTTCAAAGTAGAAGTATTTTCCCTCTGTAACTGCTGTTGGTTCGTCTAACTTAGAGAACTGATAAGAAACAGGTGTAATTATTGCACTTGGGTGAACTAAGGACATAAAGATTTGTTTAGCTCCTGCGCCTACTTTCCATCCAGTTGTAAAATCATATGCAGTTTTCATTAGATTAGATGGTACTTTAATTATTTTAACTGTGTCAATATCAGTTGTTTGACGATTAAGAGAAGTTCCTGCATCCTTTATATTTACTGTTCTTTGTATCTCTTTTGCATTTTTGATAAGTGTATTTACTACTGGAGTAACATACAATATTCTTCCATTTTCAGGTACTCTAGCTTCTGTCATTTTTTCCATTAACTTATCAAATACTTCTAATACGTTTGCTGTTGTAAGAACAGTTGTATCTGCTGTGTTACCTAATGCGGTCCAATCAGCATATATTTTAGATATACAGTAAGCATCCATCTCTGGAAACTTTTGTTCCTCATTATATACTTTTGTTATATTGCCTATTGAAGCCACATAATTAGTTTGGTTTATATCTGCTGGATGAACCAATGTAGACCATTTCCTTTGATTAGTTAATACCTTAGGTTCCCAAGCATTATCATAGTTTCTTTGAGCTACTGCTATTGTATCTCTGTTTGAATCTACTCTTCCAGTTGTAGATATAGTTGGTATTTCTATTGTTTTAGAACCAGTCCATCTATATCTTCCATTATTTGGTGTTGCATACAAATCCCCGAAGTTTAAAGTATAAGGATATGCTTGTGCTAAAACATTTGAATATTCTTTTGCATAATTTAGTGCTGCCATTTTATTTCCTCCTATTTATTATTATTTTCATGAGGTCTTACCCCAGTAAAATTAAAACCAAAATCATTTATCTTAGGCTCTTGCCCTGGTGTTATAGTATTTATTTTAGGTTCTTCACCTTCTAGTGTTGCATTAAACAAATAATCTTTATCCTGTTTCAAAGGGTTTATTTGCTCTTCAAAAGCTTTTTGTCTATCTTTACTATTTCTTAGTGCTTCCATGTCTAAATGAGCTTTTAATGCTATTTCATCCCTACATTTAACAGACTTAAAAGCATCACCTAACCAGTAATTAAAGTCTTTTTCTTCAATTTCTTTTTTGTAGGTTTCTTCCAAAGTTTTCTTATCAGTTTCATAAGTTGTTTTTAGATTCTCTACATCTTCTTTTGTCATACCTCCTTCAAACTTTTTAATAGTTTCATTAGCTGTATTAAGCTGTGTTTCAAGATTTGTATAATCTTCTTGAGTAATTGTAGTCTCTTTTATTTTCTTTTCTATAGACTTTTGAA